CCTATCTTGTTTATATTATTTATACTTATTGTTGCTGATGTTTTCTTAACTCTTCAGCTAATTGTTCATCATATGTTATTGTTTTGTCATTATCAATTACTGATATTTCAGAAACTGTTACAGTACCAGTTGGTGTTCTACCATAATTTGTTCCATATAAAGAATACTCACTAGCAAAATCTGATCCATATGCTGAATCTATAAACTCAGGACCATAATCACTTTGATTAGCTGTAGTTGCTAAACCAGTTCCTACTTTTTGTTTTACTAACTCAGCAAAAACAGGATCATTATTTTTTTCTACTATAGATGATGTCCCTAAGCCTGTAGTTATTTCTTCATACACCGGAGGTTTTGGTTGGTTTGTATTACTTTTTAATCCTCCAACAGCATGACCTGGTGGTTTAAATGTTCCTATTGAAGGGGGTGGTGGTTGAATTCTACCATCTGATTGAGCATACTTACCATTACATCCAGTATTAACTACAGTCTGTGTTGGATCTCCATTTTCATCAAAACCTGCTTTAACTTTTTTATTACCAAAAGTTTTCTGAGCATTAGCAAGGCCTTGAGACTCACCTTCTTTTATAATTCCTTTAGCTCTTTCAGCTAAAGGCCCAGTTCCTCTATGAGCAGCAACCCCAAGATCTGGTAACAATGTTGCACAACCACTTAAAGGTGGAAATTTAAATAAACCTGCAATTCCGTCTAACAATGAACTTAAATCAAAACCACCGCCAAGAGATAAATGAAAATTTGGTAAAGATATATCAAAATCTGGAAGTCCAAAACCAGGAAATTTAATGTCTAATCCATCCATTAAACCTTGTAATGCATCTAATGCTTGGCCAAATGGATTAGTTATTGCATTCATTAATAATTCTGCTATTGAAAATAAATCAGAACCAAATTCAAAATTACAATCATCAGCAATTGCTACTTGTGCAACAACAGCCTCTGTTTTTTCATTCACAGTAGCTATTAAATCTGCAGGTTCTAGAGCTGAAAAATCCATTGCTTTAAATGTATCTTCACATTCTATAGAAGCTGTTTCCTGTGCTACAGTTTCTTTAGCTCTACCTATTCTTTTCATTTCATCAGCTAATGCTTCAGCACTAAAACCTGCCATTTTTTATTCCTTCTGCCATTTTTTATTCCTTATTTAAATCTATTCTAGTGCCTCTAATATCTACTAAAGTAGGCTTTGTACCATTACCAACATTTACAGCTGTAGGTGCATCAATAGTTACACTAGTGTTTGCATTTACATCAAATGATAAATCTGTATTTGCCTGGATGTGTTGTATTGCTCTAATATTAACATTGCTTGTAGCTTTTAAATTTAAGTTGTCCTCTGACAATATTAACATCTGTTCTATTGATTTAAACATAGAGCTACCTGAGATTGTTTTATAACTATCACCTTCAATATTTACTTTTTCATTTAATTTTATTTCTTGTCTATAATTACTTCTAAGATTTTCAGTATGGTCTCCAATTATAGTTTCTAATCTATCCTGACCTACTCTAAGTTTTTGATCACGATTAACATTAGTAGTTTGATCAGATAAGTATTCTTCATAAACAGTACCACCGACCTTTGTAGTCATATCACCTCTAACATTAAAGTTAAGGTCTCCATCTGTTTCTATAAACATATTGCCACCTTTAGCACCAGGACCTGCATCACCATCTGATTGCACTAATAGTCTAACATCAGAACCTTGTACAGTAATATTAACATTACCTTTAACAACCATATTTTTATTATGTAAAACCATTTCATAATCATCACCAACAACTTTTGTTACTCTTGTTCCGTTTGGTTGTATTTCATAAAACGTACCAGATGTATGATATTCATGTATTCTTTCAGCATCAGGTGAATCGTCTACTTCAAATACATGACCTGATTCTGTTACTCTAACATGGTTTAATGGATATATTGACTCACCACCATACTTTGATTCTCCATAACTATATTTTGCTTTTTCTAAATTATCTTCACCACCGTATCTTGGATTAGGTTCATTCCATGTTCTTCTTGTATAATAAGGTTTTGAACCATAACCTGGAGGAGGGCCATCTTTAACTGTTGAGGCTTCACCATCTCCTGCTTGAGGGGCACTTTCATTACCAGGAGGACCTGCTACTGGTATATTTGTTACTCTATATTTTTTCTTATGTGCTAATATATTTTCACCAGCTCTTACACTTGGTTTTTCTTCTGTGCTAGCAAGAATATTAGATCCTCTAGCTAATCTATTAACATCACTCTCGCCTGGTATACCTATTTTAGGATATACTTTATTAGGATCATTAAACCCTAGTTCATTATAAGCCTCTGGTGCACCAGCCAACGTACCCATAATCATAGGTTGTTGCATCTGTTTACCATCTATAAAAAATCCAAATACCCATGTACCTTCAACAGGACCTGTAGGACTTTCACCTATACCACTAATAGATGCACTTGTATAAGGCATAATTGGTGTTGCCCATGGAAGATCTTTTGTTGGAATTTTAGATCTATCTTCTGTATGAATGCCAAATGCTCTTACACGCACTCTTCCCAACCTTAGAGGATCTTGTCTGTCTTCTACTACTCCAAAAAAATGTTGAAAGGTTTTAAAATATGTTCCTGTATATGATGTTGTCATTAATTATCCTCACTATGTAAAAAATCTAATCCATCTTTTACGACTGTTAATCTTGTATTAAAGACACCATTATCACAAATATGTGCACATTTTGTAACATACCAATTACCACTATACATACTTCCCCTATATTTATTATGAGGAGCGCCAGCTTCTTTTAACTTTATATTAATTACAGTTCCTGGTTTCATACTACTATCACCATGTATTACTAATTTAAACATATAATGATTTAATAATTGCATGTAGGCAGCTTTTTTAAGTTCCATAGAAGAAAAATTTTCATTAAAATCTTTTTTTGTTGAGTCTACTACAATTGTTGATTCATTGGTTGTTAATTGTGAATCAATACCAGCTGATCCAAACATATTAAAAAATTCTGAAGACATATTAAAATGTTTTCCTAATGTATTAAAGTGTTTTCTTTGTTTCAACATATTAAACTCTGTTGTTTTAAAACTTTTTCTGTTAAAGTCTATAGCCATAACTTTACTTGCATATTCTCCGTTTTGTATCCCCACCATAGTATTTTGTATACTTAAAGGTGACATGTTTTTAATATTTCTGAAAAAAGCTTTGTTATGGCTTGGAAGTGTGTTCATATCTGAATCATATGTATATGGTTCTGATTTAATATTGGTTGACCAATTTTCAATATTTTTAAAATAAAATGAATCTTCTGCTTCAAAAAATGAATAGAAGGAACCTGGGTACCCAGATCCTCCAAATGATCTAAGTGATAAAAAATGTAAGGCCTTAAATGGTGTCAAGCCTGGTATAATAAATTTTTGTGTACCAACAGACTCATCAACTATTATACTTTTTTCTTTCCAAACAGTACCAGCTGTCTTCATTTTTTTGTATATTTTATGACCAATTATATATTTATTGAATATATTTTTAGCTATATCAGATGTAGTGCCAGTAAAAGATTGGTTTATTGTTACTGTATCATTAATTAATTTTTCTTTTGATACACATTTTAATGCAAAACTTGTTGCAAGATCATGTGGATCTGTTTTAACAGCACTATAACCTGTAACATAAAATATATCTTCTATTATATTCATTCCAGGTGTGTTAAATTTAATTTTAACAAACTCTTCACCTTGTAACCCTCTTGTACCAAGCTTTTGGAATATTGTTTTAGATTCTGTTATATGTATAGTCAGCGTCATAAATGGATCAAAAATAGATTGATGTATTGTAAAATTACTATAAAGACCATTTAAAGATACTATTTTACGAAATTGTACCCCTTCTTTATCATCATCTACTAACTTACCCATATCCAAAGTGGCTTCAAAATCACCCGCTTTGAATAATTCGTTTTTATTAATCCCCCCAAATCCTGTATCAGCAAAAGACATAATTTTAAACCAAATCGTTAAATTGTTCTGTGACTATTGTTAGATAAGATTTATTTACTAACTTAATAAATTTCCTATTTTCATTTACTTTGTCCCAATATGTATATGCATCTATTGCATCATAATCACTTGAAGATACACCATTAGAAACAGTCAATGAATCCGCTGACACAGTCAGTGCTTTTGTTTTATGTTCACAATTTATAGTAATAGCTTGGGCAGCTGGTATACTTCCATATTTCTTTTTAATAAACTTTTGAAAATCATACACTGAAAGTGGCCATTCAAAGTATGGATCTATAATATTATTAGCCAAAAGAACTAACCACGCAAATCTTGGATCATCATAATAATTAAATGATACAGTATCCGGTGATTCACCATCTTTTATAGCATAGTTCATTAATGCAAAAGCATCATCTTGAATTAACTTATGTAATTTCACACCTATAGTTAAATTTGTTATGGTTTGATTTAAAAATTTTATTTTGGGGAATTGACTAAAATATGACATTATTTATTCCTATTAAAAAATTCTGGGTTAAATTTATTTAATACAGTTGCAGGTTTTCCTTTTTCTATTTCTCTATTAAGTTCATCAACATAAACATCATCACTAAAATCTTTTGCTCCTACAAAGTCAAGAGGTTCATAATCTTCACGAGTATGGATAGATGTTTCAGTAAGTTGTATATCAAGTGTAACAGCAGTTGGTGCTCCTGTTCCACCAAAGAATGATAGAACACCATCAGGTGCAAAATTTGTACTCATGCTTTTTATTACAGCTGTTTTAAAATGGTACATATAATGAGCATTTGTTCCCATAATATAAATATCACATTCATCAGGATATTCTAATGTAAGATTACCTTTGCCTCTTGCAGGCAACATTGATGCTCTTAATGAATTGATAATTCTTCCTAATCCGTGTGACTCTGCATGACTTGCTGGGGCTAATTTCCATTGGAATTGATGTTGTTTTAAACCTACACCTTGGAACAAAGCTGTTATATGAGGATTAGGAGCAGTAGCAAAAAACCTATTTAAACCAGCAGCCAGAGCACTATCACCACCTCTGAATCCCATACTAACTATACCTAAATTATTTCTTTGGGATTCTAACATTTCTAATATTGAACGAGAACCTACAGCATCCACAGCAGCTCCTGCTACATCTTTTATAGTATCCATAGCATTACCAGCAGCTTGACCTATTGTAGCTAAGTTACCTTGAGCTAATAGATCAGACATTGCTCCACCTATTGGTCCAAGAGATGCTTCATTATAGCTTACATTAATAGCTTCAACTAATTGTAGAGGAACTGGTAATAGTATTGTTTTATGTAATCTTCTCTCAGGTTTTGAATCTTTATGAAAAAAATATCTATAAAATTGCAATGCCATATAATGTGATGATAAGTCTAGCGGAAATACTAATATATTGCCACCTTGTGCTGACCCAATAACGTTTCTTCTTTTTTGTTCCATAGTGGCTTCTGGAGGTGCTATTAGCGCTTGTATTCTTCTCCTACCAGCTCCCATATCTTGGAATTTATTACCCATTTATCTCCCCTAAATAATAGTATGGCTTACAAAGGTAAATTTCGACCAGTTAATCCCTCTAAGTATAAGGGTGATCCCACTAACATTATTTATAGAAGTTTATGGGAACGTAAGCTTATGTCCTATTTAGACAAACATTCAGACGTTATCCTGTGGTCAAGCGAAGAATTTTGTATTAGTTACAGAAGTCCTATTGATAGTAAGGTTCATAGATACTTCCCAGACTTCTGGGTAAAGAAGAAGAACAGGGATGGAAAGATAAATATAGCTGTATTAGAAGTTAAACCAAAAGCTCAATGTATGCCTCCACCTTTAGAGATGCGTAAGAAACATCCAAGAAGATTTATTAACCAAGTAAAGACTTATGGCATCAATGAAGCAAAATGGAAAGCTGCTAATAGTTTTTGTAAAGATAGGAATTGGGACTTCAAACTTATAACTGAAGATAACTTAGGCGTATAATGGCTGCATTTATATTCAAAAAATTATTAGAACAAGGCGGACCATCAGGTCCTAATGTACAAGCTGCTGTTGATTGGTTTACCGAACAACAATCAATTACACCTACACGACCTTTACAAATTGTAAGAGGTGCAGATTCAGAACAACATACACCTATAAGATTTAAAAAAAGATTAAGACTAGGTAGGTATGAATGGGGTAGAATGATTATGTTTCAATATGATCCTCAAGCTAAAACTACTCTGCCTTACTATGATAAATTTCCTATGGGATTTATTGTTGATGTTAATCCTGATGGCTTCCTTATGTTAAACATGCATTACTTATCTCCCAATCTTAGAGCTAATGTAATGGATGCTTTATATCAATTTTTACCACTACAAGAAGGACAAGAGCTACAAGATAGTGATAAATTACAAATGATGCCTCAACCGTATAGAATATTAAAAAGGTATAGAAGACTAAGATGGTACAAAGGATGCTTGAAAAGATACCTAAATACTAATATACAATCTCGTATTGTAACCATATATCCTAAAGAATGGAACATGGCTTTGTTTATGCCTATGACTAGAACATTTAGAGGAGCTAGTAAAATGCAAATATGGCGAGATACATGGAAAAAGGGAAGAGGTCTTAAAGTTTAATGGGCAAATTATTTAAACATTCTAATTTGGGTACTGCAACTGGTATCCTTGATCTTCTTAGTAACAGAAGAAGAGGACGTCATCCTGAACATGTGTATGCAGGACCTGGCTCCCAAGGAAACAGAGACGGTGGTAAGGCAAGGTTTAGTTTAAATAATTTTATAGCTAAAATTAATGATTCAAACATTAATGGTTTATGGCAACCAAGTAGATATGTTGTAGAGATATATCCAGGAACAGGATGTTCTGAAACTGTAAAAACGAGTACTAAAGATACTAGGTTTCTTTGTAACTCTGCTTCATTGCCTGGTGTACAAATTATTACTAGTGATCATAGAAGACAAAACATGGGTACATTTGACAGACGTCCTTTTGGTGTACAAGTTACAGATATACCTTTAACTTTCTTTATAGATCAAGGAGGTATGATATTAGACTTGTTTAGAACTTGGACTAATGATATAGTAAATTACGCATATACTAAAAGTGATGGTAGTGGGGGTGGAGAACATGGTTCAGTATCTACAACTTTACCAACAGGGGCCAGACATTTATTTGAAGTTGCATATAGAAGTTCTTATCTTTGTGAGATTTATATATATTGTATGGATCAGAAACAAGAAAATATTATTAGATATCATCTTCATGAAGCATTCCCAATGCAAGTGGGTGATGTAACTGCTGCATGGTCTGAGACAGATAGCTTTGGTATATTACCAGTTCAGTTTACTTTTAGAACATACGACGTGGAAATTACGGATAGGGACTTCTATTTAAATTATAAGTGGAGTTAATCAATAAGCTAGAGAAGAGAATTAAAGGACTGGGTAAAATAATAAATTAAACACGGTAAAAATTATGGAGATATAAAATGGCATTACCAAAACTGAAGCATCCAACATTTGAATTGACGGTACCTTCAACAAATCAAAAAGTAATTTATAGACCTTTTTTGGTGAAGGAAGAAAAAATTCTTCTTTTATCTCAAGCATCTGATAAATTAGAAGATCTAGTTAGATCTGTAAAACAAATTATAAACAATTGTATTATAAAAGGTGATATTGATATTGATGCATTACCTACTTTTGACATAGAATACATCTTTTTAAAACTTAGAGCTAATTCAGTAAGTGATATAGCCAAATTTACGATTGCTGATAAAGATAGTAAAAAGGATATAGAAATAGAACTTGATCTTAAAGACGTAGAAATTTTTAGGCCTAAAGATCATACATCAAAAATAGATTTAGGAAACAACGTATCATTAGAAATGATATATCCTACATATGATGCTTTAACAAAACATGGTGATGGTGACGGACATAACATGGCAGTTGAAGCTACATTTGATATGATTAAAGTAAGTATTGGTAAAGTAATAGTTGGTGAAGATGAGGTTTATGAATTTAAAGACTATACAGAATCAGAAGTAGATAATTTTGTTGAATCTTTAACATCACAATCATTTAGAGATATTCAAACCTTCTTTGATACTATGCCAAGATTAGAGCATACTGTTGAATATAAAGTTGGGAATAGAACTGAAAAGAAAGTATTTTCAGGATTAGCTGATTTTTTTCCATCAGCCTGAGCCATTTAAATGCGGCATCATATTATAAATTAATATTTTCGTTAGTAAATCACTATAAATATGGGATACAGGATATAGAACAACTGTATCCATTTGAACGAGATATTTATTATGAAATGTTAGTCCAGTTTGTTAAAGAACAGGACGAAAAAAGTCAGGCAGAACAAAGGAATAAATGATGGCGGATATGAAATATCAAAAATGGATTGATCTAGCACACGCTATTGATCAATGGAGATTATTCCCAAGAGCATTTATTACAATGTACATATATCTTTTATACAAAGTTGTTATATGGTACATGGCTTTAGAAGCTCCAACTATGGAACAGAGTGGTTTAGTTTCAGTAGTAGTTGGTGCTGGTGCAGCATGGTTTGGTTTATACACAGGTTCAAGTAAAAGTAAGGGCAAATAGATGGCATCAGTATTAGGAACTGTAGGTGGAATGGCGGCTAGAAGGGTTGGTGGAAGTGTACTTGCTGGTGGTAAAGCAGCTGCTGGAGCAGCAGCTCTAGGTACAGGAGCATTCTTACGTCAAGCGGCTTCACCAATACCAGGTGGTACAGCAGCTATGACTGCTGGCTTAGGTATAGTAGGAGCTATGGGTAGTGGTTTATTTGGTGGTGGTGGCGGTGGAAAAGCAGCTGGTAAATCCAACGGAACTGGTGGTGGCACCGGCGCCGTTACAGGTGGTTTAGAAAAACTGCAAGAAGGAATTAACAAACTTATAGAAATTAATAAAGCTGGTTTCAGTGATGTTAAAATTATTAAACATGAATTAGTTAAAATGAGAGAACTTGCATATGAAGAAGCAAGGAAGAGTTTGAAAAAAATACAAAAACCTTCCATTGGAGGTGCTGGTGGTTTAGCTGCTGCAATTGGCAATAAAAAAACTGATAGTACTGGTTTTAATTTTCTCCCATTTCTTCCATTATTGGCACTTCCATTTATAGGACCTATAGTAAAATTCTTTGAAGAATTTGGTAATATTTTTAAGAATAGTTTTGAGCGTTTAAAAGTTGGTATGACTAAGTGGCATAATAGTATAAAAGAATATTTTAAACCTAAAGGTACTTTTTCAAAAATGTTGGATGATCTTAAAAAATTTGGAAAGGAAAATAAATTTGGAAAATTGTTAACACGATTTGGTACTATGCTTGATGATATGCTTGATAAACTTAAAGGTAGATTTCCTAAGTTAAATCCTTTTGCTGCTTTAAAGAATGTAAAACCTATCACAATACCTAAATTTCCAAAAGCTATTGATAATAATATAGTAAAGCCTATAAAGACAATTCCGAAGGTTGAGGTTGGTAGACCGTGGGGGGAGCGCATCAAGAGTACAATATCAAAGTGGAGAGAAGGATTTGCAAGAAACAGTCAGGACGTCATTGACAGACTACCTAGGACAGGATTTAATAATCAAGTTAGTGCTTTAAAGAAAAACAATTGGAGATTATCAGCAAAAGGTTTAGAGTTAGTTAAAGGGGGGAAGATTGTGCCAAATCTTGGTGCTGGATTTGCTGTTAAAAACTTTGCTCAATACCGCTGGGCACCAGGTTCTGGCAAGAGTGGTTTCGTAAAAAATCAAGCTGTTCTTGAAAATATTGAAAATATTAAAAATATTAAACCAGTTGTTTCTGGACCTGAACAAGGGCCTCCACCTAAACCTAGAAGTATCTTGAGCAGAGTTATAAGAGGAGGGTATAGTCTGACCGGACTAAAACATATTATGCCTAGTTGGAGCTCTGGGATGAGCCAAGTAGGACAAGGTTCACATGGATTGCTGGGAGGTCGTTATAATCCTTTAAAAGGAATTAATAACCTTATACAATATGCAGTTGGTACTATTCCAATTGTTAGAAAGTTAGTAAATATTCCATTTTTTGGTACTATGATAGCTACTGCGTTAGGTGGATATGATTTTTGGCAAGCATCTAAAGCACATGAGGCATTTAAAAATGGTGAAACGGGAGAAGCTGGACAACGTCATGGTGTACCAATGAATGATAAAAATTATAAACTGGAAATAGCCCGAATAGTAGGAGGAACATTAGGAGTAATAGGTTTTGGTACTCTTGGAGCTATGATGGGAGGACCTTTTGGAGCATTAATAGGAGGGTTTGCTGGTTATGCTGGTGGAGGTAATGCTGCAATGAAACTTATGGAATGGTTAGAAAACACTAAAGCTAATCCTCTTGAAGGATTTAAATCTAAAATTGATATATTTAACGATAGAGAATTATTGGAGACAAAACACGATAATGCATTTGGCCCTCTATCACCAGGTACGAAAGTATTAAGATCACAACTCAGACTTAAAAAAGGCCTGCAAGCTATTGCAGGAGATGATGGTGGTCGTTTTGCTGGTGTGCTGCCTACATTTTTAAAGATGAGACAAAGAAAAGTTCGTGATTTAAATAGTAGCATGGGATTAAATACTGATGCGAAAATTCTGTCAGCAATGAAAAATAATGTGGAGTATGGAACAGAAATACGAGCGATTAACTCACAGGTTTTAAAACGGGCGCAAGAGGAACATGCGATTGCAAGATCAAAATGGCTCGCCAGTCCTGAATATAAACAAATACAAGATCAGGAGAAAAAGGATCAATTGCAGAGGATAGAGGATCAAAAAGACATACCTTTTGGGATGGCTAATGTTCTTCCACATGATGGTGAGTTAATAAATGATAAGAATTGGGCACATTGGAATGCTCACAGATTTGCTTAAATATGTTAAGGGTGGGCCTAGGCCCACCCTCTGATTATTAGTCTGCTAATTTCTTAAAGAAACTCAAACTTTCATCATCATCATCTGCAGTATCAACAGCA